TCACGATCTGTTTTTGCTCTGTTCCCGGAGGCTTTGGGCCTCTTTCGCCAGGCGTTTCTGACTCGCGCCTTTCGAATACTTTTGCACCATCGACAGGCTTTTGTGGCCTGTGATCGCGGCGATTTGCTGGTCCGTGCAACCTGCTTCTGCAAGTTCACCGGCAGCACTGTAACGCAAACCGTGCAGCGAATATGCGGTCAACCCGGCAGATTTCCGAACGGCCATCACCTTCTTTTGCAGTTGGTCATACTTCAGCGGCTGCCCGGTATCGCTGGCAAGGATATGGCGCGCGCTGTCGCGCCGGGGCGCTGCCAGAGCGGCTGCGAGGCGCGCCGTAAAGGGGATCCAAAGCCGGGCTTTGGTCTTGCCCTGGGTTACCCAGATCCCGTCATCCTCAATATGGCTCCATTCCATGCGTGTGAGATCGGAGGCGCGCTGTCCCGTTCCCAGCGCCAACTCGAAGATCAGCAGCTCAAGGCCGTCTGCATGTTCGCGGTAGAGTTCAATTGCCGAGGCAGGCCAGGGCTTGTGCCCTTCGCCGGTTTGGATCTTCGCAATACCCTTTGCGGGATTGTCGCGCTGCCAGTCCAGGTCAATGGCATGTTCGAACAAGATGGACAGCATATGGGGAATGTAGTTCGCGAAACGCGCCCGGTGCCGGTTTGCCATCTGCGCCTCGATGATGGTGGATCGGCGCATCTTGGTCGGGTTCTTGCTGCCCACTGTGTCTGACAAATATTCAAGGACTTTGGAGTAATCCGCCCTGGTGCGAGGGGCCAGGCGGTCCCATTTGGGCGATTGTTTGTAACTCAGGATCAGCTTTTCGAAGGTGAACTTCTGGGACAGGCTGCCGCCGCCGCGCATCAGGCGCCAATATTCCCGATCATATTCTTCGCTGTTCGGATCGTCTGGCAGGCGCACATACTGCCCATCCTTGCGGAAATATTGGTATTTTCGGCCCTTGACCGTTTTGGTCGCAGTGAACTTCTTCCTCACCATTTCACATCCTCGAAACCGTCAACGAGGTCGCCGCGCATCACGGCTCGGAGCTCTTCCGTGTCCCATCGTTGAAAAGGGCCAACCTTACGAGGGCCGGGCAACACGCCATCCGCCACGAGCGAGAGGAACTCGGGCACCTTCATGTCCAGAAGTTTTGCAGCTGACTTTTCCCCGACAGCTAAGGGTGTGAGGTTAGCCATCTGTTTTCCTCCGGGTCATTCTTTTGCGTGTGGTTCGTGCGGATCCGGCATGCATTAGTTCTTGCCATTGGCGCGGCGCATACGGCGGATGCATCGGTTCATGATTTTTTGTCGTTCATTTATGAGCTGGTTCAGGGCATCCTGTTTGCGCTGGATCCGCGTATGGAGTTTTGCCAGTCGTCTGACTTCCAGATCATTGGCGAAATGCAGCCACAACGCCCGTAGGCCAAAGGGCTGTGTTCCCGAGGCTGGCCTTGTGCTTTTCGACTGTACAGCGGCAGGTGGTGTACAGCGTTCTGCTTCTGTCGTTCTGTTCAAAGCGCAGCCTGCCCATTGTAGGGGCAGTCCGGGCGGTCATCTGTTGCGCGGCGGGACGGGTCGGCCCGAAAACCTTGCCGGGCCGCGCGTAGCCATCCGCGGATAGCATCGGTCCGGCTGGCACCATGTGCCGTCATGCCGTGCAAAGAGGCCCACCAGTGGCTTGCATCATAATCCCAGCGGCAGTCCGCGTGTGGCGGGGTCAGAGTGCCGCCTGCCTTCCTGAACAGGGCGGCGCGTCTGAAGAGGGGCGTATTCGCTAGCTGCTGCATGTCTGAATAGATTTGTTGTTGGTGTGGAGATGCGGTGTTTCGCATTGGGGCCTCGTCTTTGATGCGCGGGCGACTTGATTTGGAGGATTGCGCCGCCCGCGCTGATCCGCGCCTTCGGGGACCGGGCGCGGAAACTCTGTTGATCAGCGGCGCAGGCAATCCTCCAGCCCGCGCCGCTTAGGTGGTTGTGTCAGTGGGAGGGCGCGGGTGGGCCGCGCTGAGTTGCCTGTGTCGTTCGATGTTTGCCGTGAGTGACAGCAGGAGGAGCGACAGACCGGGCCGGGTCAGGCCACATGGCGGCGGATCGTCAGGCTTTTCGCCTCGATCACAGCGCGGGCTTTCTGGCCCGCGCGGGCCAGGATCTGCTCTGTCGGTTCTGGCGCGGGGCCGGGCCGGTCCACAAGGTGCTGGGGGTGCAGGCGAGCAGGATCAAACCCCTGGCCGCGCCCGGCTTTCATGGCCGCCCATGCTGCGGCGAACTGGTCAGGGTCGTCAATGTAGTCTGCCGGGGATCCCACGATCCGGCGGGCGTCCCGCAGCACGGTGTTCTTAAAATCTTGCATTCAATCCTCCATCGGTTGATGGATGTATTGATAATTCACAAAAAGTGGATATTGCAATAATAAAATCACAAAAAGTGGATTTTTGGAGGTAGGGATGCATCGGGGCAGGAAAATACTGGTGCTAGCGGGGCCTCAGAAGACCGATTGACCAGCATGTGTTGGAAGTTCTACTTCTGGGTTAAAAAAGAGAACAAAGCGGGAACACTTTTCGGGCAAAGAGCGTATGAAGGCAGTAGACAAGAGATTGGACAGGATGATTGAAATCGCAGACGAGCTAGGCGTTCCCTTGGATCACGTCGTGAAACACATAGGCAGGTGCAATCAGAGCACCTTTGAGGCGGTCTCTGAAAGGCCGTCTCTTCTCCCACGATATATGAAGTCCAGAGTCACGCCGTAGGTCTCACAGAGCTTTTCGGCGTTTTCTACGGGAATGCGCCGTAGCCCTTTTTCCCAGTTGTTGACCTGAGTCGCATTGAACCCGTGCTTGGTCGCCCATTCCTTTTGGTTCGCGTCGGGAGCGAACGCTTTGCGAATGGCGACCAGGCGATCAGCGATCTCGGGGTAGGTTTTGTTGGCGATGTTCATGGGTTCTTTGGATCACATTTTGTGAATTCTAGGCAAACCACAAAATGTGGACTTGAGATAATCCACAAAACGTGGATATTGCCAGCATGATGAATGTCACCCAGATAGCCGATGCGATCGGCCGAAAAGAAATCGCCGACACTGTCAGCGTTCGACCAACAGCCGTAAGCAACGCCATCGCGCGGGGTGCTTTCCCTGCGTCTTGGTACTTGAGCATAAAGGTTTTGTGCGAGGCACGGGGCCTGAAGTGCGAAACAGCTTGGTTTGCGATGGTTCAGCCGTCCTCGGGTAAGGGGGCTGCAGCATGAGCCGCCCGCGTCTAACCCTGATTGTGAGCAATGATGTGCCATGCAAACAGCTTGGCACGTCTGACGATACAGCGTCTTGGTCAAATCGGTTTGACCCCTATGCGCTGAAATCCACCGCAGCGGATCTATGGTCTGCCTATTTCCACGAGCGGTTCAACAGCCCGCGCGAGGTGGCGCTGTTTTGTGATGTCAGCTTCCAGACGGCGCTGAACTGGTGGGGCGCGGTTACAGCCCCTACCAGCCACATCGCGTTGCTGGTGATGCTGACGGATCCCGGCGCGCCGGGGTTTTTCCAGGATGAGATGAGGAGGGCGGCGTGATGGCGCAGATCCCTTCACCTCGCATTGCGCGGATCGCCTATCAGATTTGGTGGTTGATCGAGGAGACCTCGGGGGAATGCACCCTGCGGGACATGACCACGTTCACCGGGGCCTCGATCCATTCCTGCTCTCAGATCTGCCGGTATCGCGGCTGGAGCGGACGGTACCGGAAGATGGCGTGCAGCCATGCGGTGGACAATGGCCCGCAGATGATCGGCGCTTTCGATGATGAGCTGAGCGTATTGAGCGGGGAGGCGGCATGACCAGAAACTATCCGCCTCAGCCCGCTGGACTGGTGCCATTTTTTGAATGGATTGCCGAAATCTGCGTCCGGTTTCATGACGAGTATGACGCCGCGCAAGGTGTTGGGGCGCATCTTTTGGCAGCTATCTGCCCAGATCCAAACGATCCTGCTTCAGCGTCTCTTCCTCCCCCAGAAGAAAGCGCCAGATCTGCGTTCGAAGCGGCGATTTTTTCTTTGCCATTGCCCGCCGAAGTAGCTGGCGCTCTGCGTGAGATACCCTTCCGGCAAGGAGGGGCCGTACAACGTTTAAGGCCGTTTCAAACTCGTCATTCTGCGCTTGGAGATATTCAAGGCGCTGTTTCAGCTGTGCAATCTGTCGTTCAGGCATCAAACTCTCCACTGGCTAAAATCACTCAACGTATGGGTGAGTCAAATAGCGACGCACAACGGGAGTCAAGATGATGGCTGCTGTCTGCGTAACTCCTGTGGGGCTTTTTATCGGGAGTGTAATGGAATGAACCAGGAGCGTGCATTCCGCATGGTCGAAGCCGATGAGCTTCCTGAGTATCCGCTGGGGGCCGAGGACCGGCTTGATAGCCATTACTTCATGGCATGGGAGCGGCGGCGCTGGCTGAACTCCGACATGCGCTTGAAGGGCACGCCCGAGTGCCGCGCGCTCTATTTTGACCTGATCAACATCGCCTATGACCAGACGCCGGTGGGCACGGTTCCGCAGGATCTGGAAACGCTGGCCAAGTTGCTGATGGTCGATCCGGGTCACTTCCGGGCGCTGTGTAAGCTGGACTATGGCCCGCTGCACAAGTGGACGCCCTGTATCTGCGAGGGTGGTGAGGTGCGGTTGATGCACCCCATGGTGTTGCGCACGCTGACCGAGGCGCTGTCTCGCAAGGAAGACAATCGTGCCAAGCACGAGGCCGCGAATGCGGCCAAGCGGTTGCAGCGGCTCAGGATCACCGTGGCGGGCTACCATGCCGAGCTTGCAAAGAACGATGCGGCCATTCGCTGGATGGACGAATGGCTGGTCCAGGAGGGCTGCGAATACCGCAATGCCAGCTGGATTGAACGCGCGATGCGGTCCTGGTCGACGCATATGTTCGACCTCGGTCAGGCGCGCAACGGCTCCCTCCGATAACTGTCTCAACACTGTCCGAGACTGTCCGGCGGACAGTTCAAGACAGTCTCGGACAGTCTCAGACTGTCCTGCACGACAGGGATAGAGACAGAGACATAACAAAACAGAAGGCCAGTCGCCGGACGGTCTGAGGCCGGTGGCTGTGGATAACTCGGAATTGCTGAGAAATGAGGTTTAGAGATGGACATGAAGGAGCAGGCGGCGGGCGAAAAGCGGGTGCAGGTGCATCTGATTGATCGGCTGGTTCGTTTGGGGCTGGTCAAGCCTTCGGGCATGACGGTGGCGCAGTTTGATGTGATGCTGGAAGAAGTGCGGGGAAAGCTGGCCTATATGACAGAGCTGAACCTGCAGGCCCTGGCTGAGCATGTCGGCAACCTGGCAGGCGGGAAGAACAGGGATCGGTTCCCGATCGCGGCCAAGATCCTGAAATGGGCGGCGGACATCCAGCCTCCCACCGATGACGCATCGCCTCTCTTGCGGGCTGTGTTCGCCGGTGAGTTGGGTCGGGCAGCCATGGCAGAGGACTTTGGGCCGGAACTCCTGGTGCATGTGCGTCGAAGCCGTGCCTGGCCCAAGGGTCACGATATGCGGTTTATCCGGGAAAGGGCAGCGGATGCCCGGCGCCGGATCGCGATGATCGAAGAGAACGAGGGCAGGGGGCGCAGCCCGAGCGATGAGGATGAGAGGCTCCGCGCGGGTCGCGCCCGAGCTGCAGAGAAATGTCGGCAGATTGTTCGTCTGGTCTCGGAGGGGGTGCAGTGACGGAACAGGTTGTGATTGTCTCGCCGTCCGGTGTCGCCCGTCTCCAAAGGGAGGCCGAGCGGATCGCGGCGATCAAGGCGCGGGGCGCTGTTCCGCGCCAATGTGGTGACGCGATCCCAGAGGCGCCTGCGCGCGGGGCCTTTCAGGTGTTTGAACCTATGCGGCTTTGCCCGGTTGGCGCGGATGATTATGAGGCGCAGCCGGTCGGATATCGGGGCCGCTCGGCCATTCGCAATGCGGATGTGTTCGATGTGATGGCGGCAGCGGCGGCGCGAAAGAAGAAGCCGGCGCCCTTCACGCTTGGGCAAATCGCAATGGGGCGCCACTATCGCGATCTTGTAGAGCGTCATGCGACTGCCGGGGTGCGGTGTTCATCTGTGGAGGCGCTGCGGACAGGTGGCAGCGGCCAGGGCGGTGAGTTTATCGACGCAGTTCTGCGGGATCGCGATGAAATTGATCTGCTGCGGCGGCGCATCGGGACCGGGTCTGCGATTGAGGTCCGGCGGGTGCGTCCGTCAAAGCGCGGCTCTAGGGTCTCGATCACAAACCGGCGGCTGGTCGATATGGTCTGCATTGAAGACAGGAGCTTGCGCGAGGTTCTGGAGGCGCATGGCTGGTCTGTTTATGGCGAGACAGTGAAGGCGGTACGTGCTGCTCTGGCTAGTGTTTTGGATCGGATGGCTGGCCCGGTTCGAACCGGCAGGATCCACACGCTGCACAAAGGGGCTTGACCGTTACCTCAACTGCATGCCAGTAGATATGCATCATCACGAAATGCGCCCACGGGAAACCGGCGGGCGCTTTTGCGTTGGTGCTTCCCGAAATGTGAGGTGATGTTGTGGCGCGGCTGAAGATCTGCGCGGCGTCGGGCTGCGAGGAATTCGCACTGCCTGGGCTGCCGCATTGTGAGGAACACGAGGCGGCGCGGCAGGCCAAGCTGAAGGAGCGGCGGGCCAAGGCGCAGACCTCGGAGGCGGCGCTCGCCGGGCGCAGGCTCTATGCCTCGGCCAAGTGGAGAGCCGCGGCAAAGGCTTTCCTGCGCAGGCACCCGCTATGCATGGATTGCGCTGAGTTGGGCGCGATCGAACCGGCAACGGATGTGGATCACATCAAACCGCACAAGGGCGATCGCAGAGTGTTCTGGGATCGGTCGAACTGGCAGGCGCTTTGCCATCGCTGCCACAGTCGAAAGACGGCGCGCGAAGTCTTTCACACCCCCCGGGGGGTATCTGAAAACTAAGGCCAATCTGCCCCAAACCGGCGGGGGAACCTTTGTTTTCACAAGCGCGAATTTGGAGAAAAAAGCCCACCCTTTGATGATGGAGAAAACGGGATGAAGGGGAAGAAACCGAACCTGCAGAACGTGGTTCCCATGAAAGGCGACATTCAGAAGCATGTGCCGGAGGCGCCGGAGTTTCTGGAGGATGAGGCTCGCAAGGTCTGGGATGAGCTGGCGCCGGAGCTGGTGAAGAAAGACCGGCTGGAGCCGCTCTATGAGTACCAGTTTGCGAGCTACTGCGTGTGCGTTGCGAACTTCATCGCGGCCTCGGCCTGCTTGGCGGTCGAAGGCCTCTATTATGAGACCAAGACCCGCAACGGGATCCAGCAGAAGAAGCGGGCTGCCTGGGGGATCCAGCAAGAGGCGATGGCGGGCATGCGCCGGGATGCGGCGCTGTTCGGTCTGTCTCCGGTCGATGAGGCGCGCCTCGGCGCCGGTGGCCAGGGTGATCTGTTCGACCAGGTTATGGCGCAACTGAATGGAACCGATTGATCACCCGGTATCCCGCTATGCCATCGGGGTGGTGGAGGGCGATATCGTCGCCGGTGATCTGGTGCGGATGGCTTGCGAGCGGCACCTCATGGATCTGGAGACCGGCGCCGATCGCGGGCTGGTCTTTGACTGCGAGGCGGCCAGCCGGATCATCCGCTGGGGCGGGATGCTGCAGCACACCACCGGGCCGATGGCGGGTAGGCCGCTGAAGCTGGAACCCTGGCAGGAATTCCGGCACGGGTCGGTGTTCGGCTGGAAGCATGCGGAAACCGGGCTGCGCCGGTTCCGGTCCACCTATCACCAGGTGGGCAAGAAGAACGGCAAGACGACCGACACGGGCGTGCCGATGCTCTACACGCAGCTGTTTGATGGCGAGGCAGCGCCGCAGGGATATTGCGCGGCCACGACGAAGGATCAGGCGGGGCTGCTGTTCAAGGAAATGAAGCGGATGATCAAGCGATCGCCGTTCCTTGGTCAGGTGATGAAGGTCTGGCGGACCTCGATCGAGACGCCGCGCACGGATGGGCTGATCGCCTGTCTGAGCCGGGATGGCAATTCGTCGGACGGGATCAACCCGAGCTTTCTGGCCCGGGATGAAATGCACCGCTGGACCGATCGGGAACTGGCGGACACGATCGTTGAATCCATGATCGCGCGGGATCAGCCGATTGACTGGGTGATCACCACCGCCGGGCAGGACCGGGCGTCCTTGTGCGGCGAGCTGCGCGACTATGGCGAAAGCGTTTTGCGGGGCGCGGTCGAGGATGACAGCTTTTTCGGGTTCATCGCGGAACCGCCGGCCGATTGCGATCCGGCAGATCCGAAGTTCTGGGCCATGGGCAATCCGAACCTTGGGGTGAGCAAGAAGGTCGAGGCGATGCAGGACACGCTGAAAAAGGCGCTGGCCATTGCGGGCCGGATGCCGAACTTCAAGCGGTTCCACCTGAACCTCTGGACCGAGGGCGCAGAGACGTGGATCGCGCGGGATGTCTGGGACCAGGGCATGGCCTGCGCGCCGTTTGATCCGGCCATGCTCTACGGGCGCAAGGCCTGGGTGGGGCTGGATCTGTCGAACAAGGTGGACACCACCGCCATCGTGGTGGCGGTGCCGGTGGATGGGCTGATCTACCTGATCACCTATACCTTCATTCCGGAGGGGCCGAAGGGGTTCATTCAGCGGGCGCAGACGGAGAAGCGGGAATATGTCGGCTGGCGCGATCAGGGCTGGCTGGAGGTTCACAAGGGCGGGACGATCGATGACGACCAGCTGGTCAACCGGCTGGAGTGGATCCGCAAGGCGTTTGATCTGCAGGAGGTCGCTTATGACCCATGGGGCATGAAGTACCTGGCGGACAAGCTGGACAAGCGACGGTTCCCGATGGTCGAGCACCGGCAGGGCTATGCCTCGATGTCGAACCCGATGAAGCGGTTTGAAGAGAAGGTCGCCCAGAACAAGATCCGGCACGGGGGCAATCCGGTGCTGGGCTGGCAGGTTGGTAACGTCCACCGGGACGAGGATGCCGCCGAGAACGTAAAGCCGAACAAGAAGAAATCAACGGGCCGCATTGATGCGGCGGTTGCCGCCATCATGGCGCTAGGGCGCGCCGAGGTCGGGGAAGAGAAACGCAAGGCGCGGGAAGTCGAGGTCGTATGAGGTTCTTTGGATGGGATATTGCGCGCGGTTCGGATGAGACCGTTGTGCAGCGCGTTGAACCGCCTGTCATGGCTGCGGCGGCGGAGACCTCGGGCACGGCCAGCCCGCAGCCCTGGATTACGGAAATCGGCTGGAGTGGCAGGGGCGGCCCGGTGAACAAGCGGCTGCCGCGCGTAACGCCGCAGCGGGGTGAGCAGCATGGCACGGTCTTTGCCTGTTGCAACAACATCGCCGGGGATCTCTCCAAGGTGCCGCTGAAGATCTGGGAGCGCAAAGGCGACGGGCAGGAGGTGCGGGTGCGTGATCACCCGGCGGCCTATCTGCTGAACGTCGAGGCCTCGGACGGCGTGCCCGCGAAAATCATGCGCTTTGCCCTGGTCTATGCCTGGGCCTTGCGCGGCAACAGCTTTGCCTATGGGCCGCGCGATGGGGGCGGCGAGTTGGAGATGATCGAGCTGATCGACCAGACCGCCTGCACCCCGCTGAGGGCTGGCCGGTCGCGGTTCTATGACTTCACCGATGGGGCCGGGGTACAGCGGCGCGCGGCCAGCCGGTCGATGGTGCATCTGCGCTACCTGGCGCTGGATGGCTGGGCAGGCCGGTCCCCGCTGCAGGTTGCGGCGGAATCGGTTGGCCTTGCCTTTGCCGGGCAGGAATCGGCGGCGCGGTCGGTCTCGGGCGCCCATGCCAAGGCCTTCATGAAGCTGGGCGATCACTATGAGGATGATGAGGCGCGCAGCCGCAATGCGCGGCGCCTGAAGGAGCATCTGACCAATCCGCAGTCCGATGGGATCCCGGTTCTGGGGCCGGATGATGACATCAAGAGCCTTGACCTGACGGCTGCGGACCAGGAGCTGCTGGCCAGCCGCAAGTTCGATCGCGAGCAGCTGGCCGCGATTTACCGCATGCCGCCGTCCAAGCTGCAGATGCTGGAATATGGCGTGAAAGCGAACGGCGAACAGCAGGCGATCGACTATCTGACCGATTGCCTTCTGCATTGGTCCGGATTGGCCGAGCAGACGCTGGCGTTGTCGATCCTGACACGGGGCGAGCGGGAGCGCGGGTTGTTCCTGCGCCATGACTTCGGCGCGCTGCTTCAGCCGACGATCAAGGATCAGATCGAGGCCGTCACAAAGGCGGTTGGCGGGCCGGTCTACACGCCAGACGAGGGGCGCGCGAAGCTTGGCCTGCCTCCGACCAAGGGCGGGGACAAGATGAACCCGGCGCCGAACATGACGCGGGACGATAGCAAGGACACGAAAGGGAAAGACAAATGAGCCGCACGACTGTTGCCGCCCTGATGGGCGCTGCGCCGCTGGCGATTTCCGAAATCGGCCTGCCGATGCTGGGTCTCAACCTTCCTGCACAGGAGGTTGCGGCGCTGCCGTCGATCCAGGCGGCTGGTGAGGGGATCACGTTTGAACGGGGCCAGCGCTTCGCCATTCACCGCGGCATTGCCTACGTGCCGGTCAACGGCATTCTGACCCCGAATTCTGCGGTGCTGGAGCGTTTCCTCGGCTGGTCCACCTATCACGGGCTTGCGGAAACCATGGCTGCGATCATGGCCAGCGATGAGGTGCAGGCGGCGGCGCTGCTGTTTGATACGCCCGGCGGATCGGTGGTCGGCATTCAGGCGGCGATCGAGGCGATCCGCGCGGCGGTGCTGGTCAAGCCGGTGCATGCGCTGGTGAACCCGCTGGCGGCCTCGGCGGGCTATTGGCTGGCCAGCCAGTGCAGCGACATCACCCTGACGCCCGGGGGCTGGGTTGGATCGGTTGGCACGATGCTGACCGGCGCGCAGCCGATGCAGCCGGGATCGGGCGGCGATCAGGTCTTTATCCAGACCTCGGCCCATGCCGGTGCCAAGCGGCCTGATCTGTCCAGTGAAGAGGGGCAGCGCCTGTCGCAGATCCGGCTGGACCAGATGGAGGCGGAGTTCCTGGCGGATGTTGCCGAGGGACGCGGCATTGCTGCGGGCGATGTGCCGGGACGGATGAGCCGCACGGACAGCGATGCGGACGGGGGCGATGTGTTCTGGGGGCAGGACGCGATTGATCGCGGTCTGGCCGATGGTCAGGAAACCCTTGCGGAGTTCCTGACCCGCATCGCGGAAGTTTACGCGCCGCAGCCGCAATCACAGACCCGGCGCCGGTCGGGCGCCTACCTGGCCAAGGCCCGGGCCGCACAGGCGCAAGCCTCTCTCTGACTTCTCATTGGCAGTTTTGCCGGTGATCACCTCGCAGCGCAGGCGGCGGGGTCTTTGGGCTGCGTGATTGCAGCCTGTTCCATGTGACAAAGGAGACAAGCACCATGGATATCAATGATCTGCGCCGCATGCTGAAAGCGGCAGCGGGAAAGATGGAAACCACCGCCCAGGCGATCGAGGATCTGGAGGCTGCGGGTAACGCAGAGGCCAGCGCGATCGAGGCGGCGCAGGCTGAATTTGACGCTGCCGAGGCGGAGTTCAAAGGGCTGCAGACCCGCGTTCAGCGCGCCGAAGCCGTGGAGCAGGCAAAGGCTGAGACCGCGACCTCGGAGCTGAACACTGGCGGCAGCAACCCGGGCGCCGGGACCGGCGCCCCTGCGCCCGCACAGGCCAAGGCCGCGGGGCAGGAGGGGATCGAGGTCGGGTTCATGGCCCATGCCCTGATCAACGCCAAGGGAGACCGGGACAAGGCGGTGGAGCGGCTGGAGCAGGACGGGCACAGCGCCATCTCTGCGGCCCTGTCGGGGGCCAGCGAAAGCGCTGGTGGTGTGACCCTTCCGCGCCCACAGGGGCAGGCGGTGATCGAGCTGCTGCGCCCGAAGGTGACGGTGCGCGCATCGGGCGCCCGGGTGCATGACATGCCCGCAGGCGAGCTGCGCAATGCGCGGCAGGCGACGCCCTCCAGCGCGGCCTATGCCGGGGAAAACGCGGCCATCGTGGAAAGCGAGCCGACCTTTGACAAGGTCGAGGAGAAGTTCCGCAAGCTGACCTCGCTGGTGCCGATCGGCAATTCCCTCCTGCGTCATACCAGCGCCTCGATCGCGCTGATGGTGCGGGATGATATCATCAAGGAAATGGGCCTGAAGAACGATCTGGCCTTCCTGCGTTTTGATGGCACCGGCAATCTGCCGAAGGGCCTGCGCCAGTGGGCGCCGGTTGCCAACTGGGCCACCATCGCGGTGAAGGATGCGGCGACGGTCGAGGCGGCGATCCGCGCGATCGTCAGCAAGGTGGAGGATGCCGATGTCGGCCTGATCAATCCGGGCTGGATCATGCGGGCCAGCGCCAAGAACTTCCTCGCCAGCCTTCGCTGGGCCAATGGCTTCAAGGTCTTCCCGTCGATCGATGACAATGGCACCCTGCACGGCGCGCCCATCCGCACCACCTCGCAGGTTCCTGATAACCTTGGCGTTGGCGGCGATGAGACCGAAATCTATTTTGCCGACTTCAGCGAAATCATGATCGGTGACTCCCAGCAGATCACCTTGGCGTCCAGCACCGAAGCCTCTTACGTCAACCAGGCGGGCGATACGGTCTCGGCCTACCAGAACGATCTGACCCTGATGCGCGCCATTGCAGAGCATGACATGGCACCGGCCCATGACGCCGCGATCGCGGGTTTGAACGGCGCAGGCTGGACCCTCTAAGGCCGCTTCAAAGCGGATGCAGCTTCGGCCCTGGCGGTGATCGCCGGGGCTTTTCTCTTTCTCCAGATATCAAGGATTGCTGACATGGCAAAAGAAATCGTGGAATTCCTCAAAACCCATGGCCGCTACGTGAAGGGCGACATTGCCGGGTTCGAACCGGCGGTGATCGCCAACTGGCCGAAGGGCACCTGCATGCCCTATGACCCGGATCGCCCCAAGCCCGCCAAAGGTGAAGCGGCGGATCTGGAGGCTGATGCGCAGGATCTGGCGGTGCGCGCTGCCGAACTGCAGGCCCGCGAGGATGAGCTTGCCGCGCGTGAGGCCGCTTTGATGGAACGCGAAGCCGAGGCCATCACCGCCCCTGCGCAACCCGCAGATCCGGCAGCTGGCGGTGCGGCGGAAAAGACCGCCGGCGCGCCGCCGAAACAGGGCGCCAAGGCGTAAGGGGCCGGGCTGATGCGGGTGATCGAGGCCGGGGAGATCCCGGCAGGTGTGGATCTGGCCGACTTCAAGCGGTCGGTTCACATTGCTGCGGAGGATTTGGACGATGACGGGGCGCTGCAGCTGGCGCTGCAATCGGCGGAAGCCGTTGTCGCCACGGCCACCGGTCGCCCGCTGGCGCCGCGCGCTGTTGAATTTGTCGTGGTGCGCGGGGCCTGGCGGCGCTGGTGGTTCCCGGTTTTGCCGGTGCAGGAGCTGTTGGCGCTGGCGGTGGATGATGGCGCGGGCGGCTGGATCGATCAGCCGCTTGATGGTGCATGGGTTCAGCAGGCCCATGATGAGCCGCAGCTGGTGCTTGGGGCCAGCTGGGCCGGGCACGGGGTGCCGGGCGAATTGCTGCGGGTGCAGGCCCGGGTCGGTGGTGCTGACAACAGTGTGGTGAACCGGTCGCGGCAGGCGATCTTCCTTTTGGCGAAAGAATGGTTTGAGGCCGGGATCTCGATCGAGGGGGAGGAGGCGCCGCGCCTGTCGTTTGGAGTGCGCCTGCTGATGAAACAGGCCCGCTATCAGCGCCCTTGCGAGGTGGCCTGATGGGGCGGCGGCTGGATCGAACGGTGACCTTCCTTGAGGCGGCAACCAGCAAATCCCCCACGGGCAACAAGACCAGGACCGGCTGGAATGAGCTGTTCCCGGTTGCGGCCAGCTATCAGGCGCTGTCGGACGGGGAGCGCTGGCGGGCCGGTGCGGTCGAGCAGAAGGCAGAGGCGCGCTTTACGGTGCGCTACTCAGCGCGGTCTGCGGCGATCCTCGGCGCGAACCGGCTGCGCTTTGAGGGCGCGGATTGGGAAATCACCGGGAGCAAGGAAATCGGGCGGCGCCGGTGGATTGAAATCACCGCCTGGAAGATCCGGTAGCTGGGGGGATTGCGTCCCAAAGCGTGCAGCCCGCGATGTTGCTCAGTAGGGGCGGAGATTATCACGGGCTGCAGCTTAGTAGGGATGTTCCTTACCTAACAATGTTCGAATTGCGTTGAGATTAACGGGTTGAATTTTTTGAGCCTTTTTTTGATGGGGCAAGGATCTCAGACATGTCAGTCAAAATGAAGATCGAAGGTGCCGGTGATATCGAGCGGGCGCTGGGTCAGCTTGCGCGGGGCACGGCCAAGGGCGTGCAGCGGCGGGCGATGAAGAAGGCGCTGCAGCCGGTTGCGACGATGGCCGATGCGTTGTCGCCCTTCACGGTGAAGGTCACCAGCAAGCTGACGGCCCGGCAGGCGCGTGAGGCGCGCGGGGACCGGGGGCGCAGCAAGGTGGTGCTTTATGTGGGGCCGGTGCAGCCGGATGGCAGCGATGCACCACACGGCCACCTTTACGAGTTCGGCACCGGGCCACGGGTGCAGGCTTCGACCGGCAGATTTGTCGGTGCGATGCCCGCGCGGCCCTTCATGCGGCCCGCCTGGGACGCCAACAAGGCCCAAATGCTGGAGACCCTGAAGCGCGAGACCTGGGCCGAGATCGAAAAGACCGTGGAGCGGGCGCGGCGCAAGGCAGCGCGGGCGGGCTCATGATGGAAGCCGATATCTATGCGGCGCTGGAGCCGCTTGGCCATCCGACGCTCTGGGGCGGGTTCGATGATTTTGGCCCCGGGGAGGCGTTCCCGCGTATCACGATCCAGCGGATCAGCAATGCGACGGGGTATTCGCTGAAGAGCCGCGCTGATGTCGAGACCGCGCGCATTCAGGTGAATGTCTACTCGGATGACGCGGATCAGGTTTTTGCGCTCGCACGGCAGGTCTCGCAGACCCTGACAGATTATCGCGGCGGGTCTGTGATCCGCTGCAAAGAGATATCCCGCCGGGATGGGACGACCCCCTCCGGCGGCGATGTGATCCGGCTTCAGATGCTGGACATTCAGGTGCGCTACCGCGCCTGACCTCTGGCCGGGTGACCGGCTCAATCAACAAATGATGGAAGGAAGAAGCCAATGGCAGAGAATGTCATTCCGGGCGATCTCGTTGACATGGAATGGTCCGTCGACGGGGTGGACGGGAACTTTGCGGTGATCAAGGGCTGCAAGACGATCGGGATCCCGGAGGTTGACCAGGAATACCGGGACCGGACCTCGCTGGACAGCCCGGGCCGGTTCAAGGAATGGGGCCTCGGCCTCAAGGATGGCGGGGAGATCACCCTCAACTGCTTTTACTCGACCGAGCTTTACAAGCAGGCCGCAGCCTATAACGCGGCAGGCAAACCGGTGTTCTTCCGGGCGACGCTCCCGCCGGGCGAGGGGCAGAGCACGGGCGATCTCTTTGCCTACAAGGCCTATGTGGTGCCGACGATCCCCACCACCGACCAGGACGGCGATCTGATGACCGATCTCAAGCTGCGCACCACCGGCGCGGTTGACTGGGTAGAAGGGACGGCAGCGGTATGATCAATCACGCGAAGATGAAGGTGGGCAAGACCACCCACAAGCTGAAGTTCTCGACCGCCGCGCTGATGCGGATGGAAGCGGAAAATGACGGCCAGCCCTTTGATGCGCTGGTGGATCATCTGATCACCGGCAAGGGCGGCGCGTCTTTTGTTGTCTCTGTGCTGGCCGCCGTGATGAACGATGGCGCGGGCGGCGAGCGGGACGAGGCCGTTGCCCTGGTCGATGGGGCAGGCGGCGTGCGCAAGGTGTTGACCTCTCTTGGTGAGGCCATCGCGGTTGCCTTCCCTGCAGAGGCAGATCCGGGCGCTGATCCAGATGAGGACGCAGAGGGAAACAGCGAGGGAAACGGGCAGGCCGCAGGGGCGTAGACTGGCAGGCGCTCTATCGGTCGTGGTGCAGGCTGGGTCTGCACCACGATGATTTTGGCGCGGTCACCCTGCGGGAATACGATCAGATCACCCGGGCAGTGATCGATGGCAAGAACGATGAGGTCCAGGCGCGGCGGGTGCTGCAGCAGGAGCTGGCGGTTCTGTTCAGCCATGCGGTCCACAGTCCAAAAACCATCCCCGACTTTACGAAGGCGGGGGCGGAACACTCCGGCAAAACCAAGCGGGACAAGAAGAGCGATGCGCAGGCTGTCGAGCAGCTGCGCGCCTCGCTGATGAGCCTGCACTTCCACAATCAGAGAGGGGCATGAGATGGCCGCGATTATTGGCGCTCTTCGGGGCGTTCTGTCCATGGATTCGGCTGCCTTTGAAAGCGGCGCCAAGCGGGCCCAGTCCACCATGGGCAAAACCGAGCGGCGCATGCTGCGGATGGGCGCCAATATGGAGAAGGCCGGGCGGCGGATGTCGCTGGGCCTGACCCTGCCGCTGGCGGGCGCCGCTGCGGTGGCGGTCAAATCCAGCCTGCAGATGGTGGATGCGCAGGCGAAGATGGCGCAATCCCTCGGCACCACTGTCAAATCCATGCAGGTGCTGGACCGGGCAGCGGATCTGTCTGGCGTGTCGATCGGGGAGGTGCAGCAGGCGACGATCCAGCTGACCAAGCGGCTGAGCCAGGCGGCGGGCGGATCCGGCGCGGCGGCCAAGGCGCTGAAGCGGCTGCATCTGAACGCCTCCGATTTGCAGCGCCTGCCGCTGGATGAGCGTCTGGCCCGGATCCAGGGCGCGCTTGCGGAGTATGTGCCGCAGGCAGAGCGCGCAGCGGTGGCCTCGGATCTCTTCGGCAGCCGGGCCGGTCTGATCTTCACCCGCATTGATGGCGCCACTCTGAAACTCGCCGCAGAGGATGTGGGCCGCTTTGGCGTGGCGATCTCCGAAGTGGATGCGGACCGGCTGGAGACGGCCAATGATGCGATGTCGCGGATGGGGCTCGCCGGGCGTGGTCTGGCCAACCAGCTGACCATCGCGCTGGTGCCTGCGATGCAGACGGTGAGCGATGGCGCGGCTTCGGTGGCGGAATGGTTCAACGGCCTGGGCGAGGGCACCAAGCGGGTGATTGCGCTTGGCACAGCAGGCGCGGCTGCGCTGGGGCCACTGGCGGTGGGTCTGGGCCTGACCCTCAAGCTGACCGCGCCGCTCGGTGTGGCGATGGCGGGGATGCTCTCCACCGTGGCGCTGGCGCCAGTGCGGTTCCTTGCGGCTGCAAAGTCCACGGTGGCGCTGGAGATGGCGCTCGGGGCCACCACGACAAGGGCGGCGCTAGGCAGTGTTGCCATCAAGGGCCTGTCGCGGGGGCTGGTGCTGTTGCGCGGTGCGGTGATCACCACCGGGATCGGCGCGCTGGTTGTGGGCGCCGGGTACCTGGCGATGAAGTTCCACCAGCTGGTCACCGCGACCGGTGGCTGGGGCATGGCGCTACAGGCGCTTGGCGATCTCGCCTCGGGCGTCTGGCTGGGGATCAAGACCAGTGCCAGATCGATCGGCCCGGCGCTTGGCGCGGTTTGGGAGGCCGTCAAGGCAGGCTTTCTGCGCATGATGGGCACGATCTCGGAAAACTGGTCTGCCTTCCTGTCGGGGCTTGCGGTTCGGGTGAAGAACATCCCGGGCATGTCGGGCGCCTTTGATGCGCTGAATGAAGCCTCTGGCCGGGCCTTTGAGGGCGTTGCAAGGTACGACGCGCTGGCGGTGCGGGCTGCAAACAGCAGCGCGGCGCTGAAGAAAGAGGCCAAGGGGCTGATGCGCGAGGGTTGGGCTAAGGCCACGGCTGCGCTCAAGACCCTGACGCTGCAGATGGATAGCGCCAATGCGGAACTGGATGCGGGCGACGACAGCGCCGATGCGTTGAAGAACAGCCTCGAGGATCTGAACGATACGCTGGATGACGGATCGGGCGGTGGCACCAAGGGCAAGCTGGATAAGACGAAGAAAAAGGCAAAGGACCTGTCCGCGGAGCTGAACGGGCCGCTGTCCTCTGCGGTGGATGGCGTTGCGCGCTCCTTCGGGGACTGGGTGGCGAATGGCCTGCGGGATTTTGAGGGTCTCTGGGACGGGATCAAACAGGCGGCAAAACGTGGGCTTGCGGATCTGGCGTCCTCCTTTGCGCAGAACACGCTGAAGGTGGCGCTGGGGCTGTCGGTGACGGGATCCGGCAGCGCGGCCAGCGCAGGCACTGCCGTGCTGGGCGGTGGCGGCGGTGGCGTGAACCCGCTGGGGATCTTGAGCAATGTCGGCGGTCTCGTTGGCGGGGGCGGTATTGCCGCCGGGATCGGATCCGGCCTCGGCGGTGTTCTGACAGGCGGTGGCCTTGGCTCCAGCTTTGCCAACCTCGGCGGGCTGGCCAGCGGCGCCTCCAGTGGCTGGGGCGCGCTTGGCGCGGCTCTGCCCGCAGCGGGTCTTGTGCTTGGCGGCATTGCGCTCCTCGCCAAGGGTCTCAGCCGCAAATACGCTGGCTCGGGGATCCGGGGGCGCTTTGGCGCCGATGGCTTTGAAGGCTCCTCGATCGACTTCTACAAGGGCGGGTTCCTGCGCTCCAACCGCACCGATTACAAACCGCTGGAGGCAGACTTCGAGGCGGCACTGGATCAGAGCGTCACCGGGCTGACCGATGGCGTCAAGGATATGGCGGCCTCGCTGAACCTTGGCACCAAGGCGCTGGAGGGCTTTACCAGTGAAGGCTTCACGCTCTGGACCAATGGCAAGAGCCAGGAAAAGATCCAGGAGGAACTGCAGGCGCGCATTGAAGAGACCGGCGCGGAAATGGCCGAGCTGGTCCTGGGCACGGATCGCTTCAGCCGCGCCGGGGAAACCGCGCTTGATACGCTGGGGCGCCTGTCGGGCAGCCTCACTGCAGTCAACGATGCGGCGGATCTCCTCGGCCATGGTCTCTTTGATGTCTCGCTGAAGGGCGGCGATGCGGCCTCCAATCTGGTTGATCTCTTTGGCGGCGCCGAGGCCATGGCGGGATCTGTCTCGGCCTACTTCGGGGCTTTCTACTCCGAAGGCGAGCGCACGGAGGTGATCCTGCGGCGTTTGCGCGAAGAGTTCGGGGAGCTGGGCGTGGCCATGCCCGCAAGCCGGGACGGCTTCCGCGAGCTGGTGGAGGGGATCGATACCACCACGGAACACGGGCGCGAGCTTTATGCAGGCCTTCTGCAGATGTCCGGCGCCATGGCCGAGGTGCTGCCGCAGGTCAGCGCCTATTCCGCCGAGCTGGCGGGCATGGTGGGGGAGATCGGCGGCGAACTTGGCGCGCAGATCGATGCGGCCCGCGCCCGGGTCTCGGAAGAACGCGCCACGGCGGAAAGCTGGCGCCGTGCGGGCAGCGGATTGCGCGACCTGGTGGATGGTCTGATCACCGGCGATCTGACCGGCGCAAGCGCGGCGCAGGCAGAGGCGGCGCAGCGGGCGCGGCTTGATGCAGCGCTGGCAGCGGTGCGCGGCGGGGATCTCTCGGCAACGGAAAGCCTGCCGGAGCTGGCCCGCGCCTATCTGCAATCGGCCCGGGCCGGTGCAGGATCTGCGCTGGAATACCGGCGCATCGCGGCAGAGGTGCAGGGTCAGCTGCGGTTTGCGGCTGGGGTGGCGGATCTGGAAAGCGGCAATGATGAGGTTCTGGCCGGTCTTTATGAGCAGCAGATCGAGGTTCTGACCTCGCTTGGCAGCTTCCTGCAGCTTGAAGGGCTGACCGGCGATCAGATCGCGGATCTGAGCCAGGGCGTGCAGGATCTGGCAGCGGATTGGGACGGCACCGTCAGCGCATTTGAAACCTCCCTCGGGGCGCTGGAGGATGCCATCAGCCAGGCCGAGGCCTTCAGCTATGACGACCTGGTCGGCGCGCTGGATGTGGCGGTCACGCTGGCCGATGATGCGCCGCGCTGGCTACGCCGGATGGTAGAGCAGGCGGACAGCGGGATCCGCACCACGCTGGACTTCATCATCCGCCGCGATGATCTGACGGCGGCGGATCGCTGGATTGCCACCCATGCTCTCTCGCAGCATGTAGCCAGCCTTGACCTGGTGCTGCGCGAGGATCTGGACCGGCAGACCCGGAAGCTTGTTCTGACCAATACCGAAGAGCTGCGCCGCAAGCTGATGCTGCAGCTGGGCCGGGATCTGGATCCGGGCACCCGCGCCATGGTGCTGACCCGTAGCGCCAACCTGTCGCGCCGGGTGAACGTGGCGCTGACCCGGGAGGGCGGCGATACCGTGGAGCGGCTGACCCGCCTGCAGGATCTGATCGGGGCGCGGGGGCAGGCCGGGCGGATCAGCTTTGGCGGCGCGGTGCGCCTGACGGCGGATACCGTCTTCAGCGATCTGACCTCGGCCACCGGGGATCTGCTGCAGCCGATGGAAAACCTGCGCGCCATGCTGGGGGATCTGCGCGCGGCGGTGCGGCTGGACACGGCAGAGCGGCTGGCGCAGTCCAAGGTTGCCTCCCTGCAGATCCGCGGCGCCGGGCTGGCGGATCGCACAGAGGTCAAACGGGCAGGGGGCGCCGAGCTGATCGGCCAGATCGAGGATCTGCAGGCCTCCACGGGGATCAAGCTGCTGCGGGGGACAGGCGAGGACGCCATCCTGCGCCAGCGGGAGGATGGCACCATTGCCTATCGCGCGGATTACACCAGCGGCGGCGCGGGGCTGGCGGCCTTCAATGCGGCCTTCCAGGGCGCGGACGGTCTGGAAGCCAAGATCGCGGCCTATAATGAGCGGATCAGCGGCAGGAACGACCGGCTGGAACGCCTGCGGGCGCAGATCCGGGGGCTGGGCGGCATTCCTCAGTTTGCCGCGGGCGGTGCCCATGCGGGCGGCTTGCGCATCGTCGGGGAACGCGGCTGGGAGATCGAACGCACTGGCGCCTCCCGCATTCATAGCCATGCGGAGTCGGTGGCGATGCTGGATAACCGCTTCGTGGTGCAGAGCGTCAACGCCCTGGCCAAACAGGTTGGGGTGCAGGGGCAGAGCATGGAGCTGTTTGTGCGCAAGATCGCGCAGTTCCTGGAGGACTGGGATGAAGCCGGGCAGCCGGAGGTGCGGGTCTGATGGACTTCAACATCATCGCGCCGATGGCGGTCACCGATGTCGAGCTGACCGCCTCCAATATCCCCGAGGATGATCACCCGGAATGGGCGGCGGGCACCAATTACGCCAAGGGCGATCTGGTGATCTCGCTCACCTCGCACCGGATCTACCAGAGCATGCAGGATGGCAACCTGGGCAATGATCCTCTGACCGATGATGGCAGCTGGTGGTTCGATCTTCGGGCCACCAACCGCTGGTCTGCCTTTGATCAGCGGCGCTCCAACACGGCCTCTCATCCGGACCAGATCACCTACTCGATCACCCCGACGCAGGATTGCGATGCCATCGCGCTCTTCGGCCTTACCGCCGGGTCGGTGCGGATCGAGGTCTGGGATGGTCCAAGCCGGATCTATGATCAGACCTTCGTGATGGTCGACACCGGCCATGTGGTCAGCGTCTACACCTGGTTCTTCGGCGGCATTGTCTACACCCGCCAGAAGGTTTTGAACGGCTTTCCCGGCTACATCGGCCACCGCATCGACATCACCATCGCGGCGGTCGGGGCCACGGCGAAGGTTGGCCACATCGTTCTCGGCCGGAACCATCTGCTGGGGCAGGTGATGAACCTGCCGCGCATCTCCTTCGTCAGTCACAGCCGCAAGGGCTATGATGATTTTGGCGATGAGATCCTGGTGAAGCGCGGCTCCACCCGCAAGATCGAGGTGGCCTTGCTGGTGCCGACGATCCAGGCGCCGCGCGTGATGGACATCATGGCCGAGATCGATGGTCTTGCGACGGCCTTTTATGCCTCGGGCACGGGGCCAACTTACGGGATCGAGGGGTTGGGGTTCCTCGATGATCACGGCCAGCCGCTGGATGTGGCGGGCGAAAGCACATTCCCCCTGATCATGAAAACACTGAAATAGGACACGAGAGCCATGAGCTATCCGGAGTTCTCCGACTTCCCGCCGATCCCGCAGCGATCGGCGGCGGAGGCGGATTTTGACACCAAGATGTCAGCGCTGTTCCAGCACTTTGCCACCACCCACCGGGCGGAGCTGATCGCGCTGATCGACTTTTTGAAGACGGGCAGCACCATCATTGGCGGGGCGCTGAATGCCACCACCGTGGGGCTGGATACCCCCGCAGCGGGGAAGTTTACCGGGCTGGAGGCAGATAGCCTCGGCGGGGCGGCGGTGCAGGGTAACGCGACGGACGCCGCCGCTGGCAAGCTTTTGAAGGTCGGCGCCTTCGGTCTTGGCGGAGAAGCAATTTCCCCGAGCGCGGGCATCAGTATAGACGACAGCTCGCTGCCGAACGGCACCTACCGGTATGATACTGCAACCACGCCCGGAACAGTTCCGGCAGGTGTTGATGGTATCTGGATTCATGTGCAGCTAGAGGGCGGATTGCGCGCTCACCAGATTGCAATGGAGCAATCAAGCAACTCCATTTTTATCCGCTATTGGAGCGGCTCAAGTTGGTCTTCCTGGCAGAAGTTTTTCCACCAGAACAGCATCCTCGGCACCGTGTCCCAATCCGGAGGCGTTCCGACCGGCGCAATCATCGAGCGCGGCAGCAACGCGAATGGCGAATATGTGCGCTTTGCGGACGGGACGCAGATCTGCTGGGGCGAGATCAATGCCGGTTCTATCCTCTCGGTTGGTGTCGGAACGTTTGCTGAGCCATACTCGACAGCGACATTTGCCTGGACCTTTCCTGCGTCCTTCATTGATCTTCCCAACTTCTCTGGATCTGCGCTGGCGGGGACCGGGAGCGTTTACGACCGTGCGCTGGATGTCCATGCCACTTCCGTAAATGTTACGGGTGCCTCCACGATCAACGTCATTCGAAAAACCGGTTCGGCTGCCGACGTGTCTCCGGTGGCGCACCTGCGTGCCATTGGTCGCTGGTTCTGAAGGAGAGTCCTTATGCAAATTACCTGCACCTGCATCGCTGGTCTGCCTGGCCAACCTGAAACCACCGCTAGCGTCAATGGCGACACGATCACCGTGGATGGCGTGGCCTATGACCTGTCTGCAATCCCTGAAGGTGGCTTTGCCGAACCAGGAGGTGAGCATCCCTTCGCGGGCCGGATCGCCCGCATCGGGGGCGAGCTGCACCTGTCGCTGCGCTGGATCTATGACACGGGTACGGCAGAGCCGATCCAGCCCGCCGCCGCGCCCGTCCTGACTGTCATCGACGGGGCCGTGCCCGATCCCATCATCCGTAAACCTGCACCGCAGCCAGAACCCCAGGAGGAACTGGCATGACCTTTGCCATGACCATCACCACCGCCGCAGAGAAAGCCGAACAGGATCTGGCGCTGTCCATGGGAGAGGCCAAGGCCGAGTGCCGCCGCCGGATCCTTGCAGTCGTTAATGAGACCGCGCAGATCAATCTGGCCGCGGCCGCAGCTGCGGATCAACTCACCCCTGAACAGCACAGCGCCTATGTGGCCGGCCTCACCTGGATCATGCAGATGCGCTTGGCCTGGCCCGCTGTGGCCGCCTCCGGCGCGGATCTCGCCGATGATGCAAACTGGCCCGCCGTGCCTGCGGGCGCTGCCGAGCTGGCGGGGGACTTCTGATGGATGAAACCGGCCTGGTGGACTGGCTGTCCAATCTGATCGGCGGCGCGGCAACAACGCTGGTGGGCGCTTCCTTGGGGCGCCTGATGTGGCATTCCGGCGAGGTGCGCAAAGGGCAGCGGCGCTTCTTCGGCCCGGAACTTCTCTGGGAAATCCCTGTAGCCTTTGGGATGGCCATCATCGGTGAGGCGATCGCCAGCTACCTTGGCGCCAGCGCCACGGTCAGCACAGGCATCGTAGCACTGGCCGCCTACATCGGCCCGCGCGGCGCTGAGGTGCTGCTGGCCAAATGGCTGACCCGCGCCAAACCCTGACCTGATCCCCCGAACCCTGAAACCGCCCCGCCAAGGATGCCCTTGCGCGGGGCTTTTGCATTGGAGGCTTTCCATGCCTGACATTCTCACCTTTGAAACCCTGCAGAGGATCACCGGCCCGATCGCGCCGGGCAGCAACCAGGCGCGCAATGCGCAGTCCTTCCTGCTGGCGTTGAACCGGCACGGATACGATCTGGGCCTGAACCAACCGCACCGGCTGGCCTACCTGCTGGGGCAGGTGCTGCTGGAATGCGGCGCCTTCCGCTATGACCGGGAAATCTGGGGGCCGACGCCTGCGCAGGCGCGCTATGACACTCGCACGGATCTCGGCAACACGCCGGAACGTGATGGCGATGGCTACCGGTTCCGGGGGCGCACCGGAATGCAGATCACCGGGCGCGCCAATTACCGCGCCTTTACCGCCTGGGTGCGCCGCCTCGATCCCACCGCGCCAGATTTTGAGGCGGATCCGGATGCGGTGAACCTCGATCCCTGGGAGGGGCTGGGGCCGCTCTGGTACTGGTCCGAACGCGGCCTGAACCCGTTGGCCGACCGGGGGGATGTCCGGGCCGTCACCCGCCGGATCAATGGCGGATACAATCATCTCTCTGAACGCAAGCGCTGGACCCTGTGCGCGCAGCTGGTGCTGCTGGAATATGGCACCACGGATCTGCGCGCCTTCCAGCGCGCTGCCAGTCTGGTGGTGGATGGCATTCCCGGCCCGAAATCCCATGCGGCCCTGCATGCAACTCTGCTGGCCTTGCCGCCGGTCAATCCCGAGAAACCCAAACCCAAAATCGAAACCACCGGGATCCGCGCCTTCCTTGCGCAGTTCCTGCCCTGGCTGGCGGACTAATCCGCCGACAGTTTCTTTCCCACTCCAAAACAGAGGACAAACCCATGAACTGGAATGACATTCTGCAACAGCTTCAGCCCGCGCTGATCAGTGGCCTGAGCTTACTCCTTACCGTTATGATCGGCGGCGCTGCGCAGGTGGCCAAACAACGCTTTGGCCTTGAGATCGAGGCCCGCCACCGCGAGGCCCTGCACAGCGCCCTGATGAGCGGCGCCCGCGCCGCGATCGAGGACGGACCCGGCGCCGGAAAGGATGTGCTGGTCGAGCAGGCCGTCACCTATGCCCGAGAGTCCGTGCCCGACGCGATCGCGCGGCTGCGGCCCAGTGAGGCGGTCTTGCGCCGCCTGGTGATGGGCAAGCTGAAGGAGATCGGGGCAGGGCGCTAAGGCCTGCTCCCCGATATAGATATGGATCCTTCCGCCCGTCGGGCGGGGGGATCGGGTGCTGTAACACCCTTTCCCACGCAGCCATCCGTTCAAAGAGGCTGCGCCGACATACCCTACAGAAGATGTCGCCCGACTCTCGCGAGAGTGGGCGCTACATATTCTGGAATCACAAATGATAACAATGACAAAGGTGCGGCCTGCCGCGCCCGTAGCCCCTTGGCTTGGTGGCAAGAAAGCCCTGAGCGCAAAGATCATCGAGCGGATCGAATCCGTCGAGCACACCACCTATGCAGAGCCGTTTGTCGGCATGGGCGGTGTCTTCCTGCGGCGCAGCTGGCGCCCGCAATGCGAGGTCGCAAACGACTTCAATGGTGAAATCACCAACCTGTTCCGGATCCTGCAACAGCACCTTCCGCAGCTCTTGCAGGTGATGCGCTATCAGATCGCCTCCCGCCGGGAGTTCGAACGCCTGCGCAAGACAGATCCTTCAACCCTGACCGACCTGCAGCGCGCGGCCCGGTTCCTCTACCTTCAGCGGCAGGCCTTCGGCGGCAAGCCGGGCGGCGTTTTTGGCGTGGCTGCCGACCGTCCGGCCCGCTTCAGCTTGTCTCGCCTGGAGCCGATTCTGGATGCCGCCCACGAGCGGCTGGAAAGCGTCATCTTCGAAAACCTGGACTGGTCCGATCTGATCGCCCGCTATGATGGTGCGCAGACCTTGTTCTACCTCGATCCGCCTTACTGGGGAGGGGAGAGCGACTACGGCAAAGGCATGTTCGAGCGTGATCACTTCCAGGCGATGGCCGATCAGCTGGCCGGGATCCGCGGCAAGTTCATCCTGTCGATCAACGACCGGCCGGAGGTCCGCGAGATCTTCGCGGCCTTCCGGTTTGAAGAGGTGGCGCTGAAATACACCGTCTCCTCAGGTGGGGCGACGGATGCGGCCGAGTTGATCATCTCGAACTTCGAGCCGCGTGTCGGGCTGTTTTGAGGTGGTGAAGTCATGGCCTCGTCCCCTGTGGGGCGGGGTCATGTGGTTTTGACCGGTTTGCGCAGATAGCGACATTTGCAAAGTCAGACCGTTCTCCCAAAGCGGCCATTCCGCAGACCTTTCAATTCAGCCGCCGGAGCCCCTAGCTGCCGTTCCCAACTTGAATGGACGCTACATCTCAGGAAGCTAAAAGTGTACTCGAGCCCCACTTAAGTGAACAGCATTCAGTTTTGAGGCATTTCTTCAGAGTACATATAGGCCAAAACGTTCCCTCTTCAGGTTGAGCTTCCGTGAAGAACGGTCAAGCCGCGTTTCTAATTGCCTTCAGCTCATAGGCATGTATTTTGAATACTATACGACCCTAAGATGAGGCCAATT